CCTTGCCGCAACTCTTTGTCCAAAATTTGAACGGTTCGCCAAGAAAAATTCTTAGTTGAGGCAATAAAAAGTCTTGACAACTCTTGACAAAAGTGGTATAGTGGGGATAATGGATTATAATATGGATATAGCAGAACTGAAGGCCGCCCTCAAAGAAGGAAAAGAATCCTGGGCGAAGAAGGCTTCAAAGATAATGAAAGCGGCCAGCAGATTGGAAAACAATATTGCCACCGAGAAGCCTACTAGATCTAAATCGTTACCTCGGCCTTGTTGATCCAAATAAGCCGCCGCAGATACGAAGACTGAAAGCAGTCGACAAGCAGATTTTAATTCTGCACTGTCAAGGTATTCCCGTTCAAGAAATTTGTGAACAACTTCCTGTTTCTCCCTCCAAAGTAAGAACCGTAATTAACTCTGATTTAGGACAACAAGCGATAGATGATTTTATGCGTTTTCAGGATGCCGAATTCGCGGCACTGCATCAGCTTTCTATCAGCGCGATCAGAGACGCTCTTCTCCACGAAAATATTGATATTAGATTGAAAGCCGCTGATAAGTATTTAAAAGCTCACGGTAAGTACGAAAGAGGGGATTTTAAGGAAACAACTGCGGAGGATGTAATTAGGCGGATAATGGAAATAAAGATTACAGAAGAAAGACCTGCAAATGCGGGTCGAAAACTTAACGCGATCAAAGGCGGAAAATTACTTCCCTTTGATTTGGATGAAGACGAAGGAGATTGATCATGCCAAACGCAGGTAAATTTACAGCTGCTATATCAACTGGAGAACTGGCAGCGGGTTCACATGCAGTTTATACTGGAATATGCTATCTTGCCGGACTACAAGTTCTAATCGATGGAACTAATGATGGAGAGATAGTAGTCTATGATAATACTGCCGCATCAGGAAAGGTTATTGGAAGGCATAAGATCGAGGGCACAGCCCTTGCACATTACGGCGGTAGAAACTTTAGTTTTCCAGTTGTAGCGCAAACAGGACTTTATGCCGTTATTACTGGTACTAATGCAAAAGGAATAGTGGAGTATATAGCAAAATGAAAAAGCTTTTAATTGCAATTCTAATCTTTTTCACATCCAGTCTTTCGGCGCACGCTGGCAAGATAATGGCGTTTACAGCGAATTCTGGCGGCGCTACAGGTGCGATGGATGCCTGGTCTTGTGATAATCTTGCAACTAATGATCTTGCTCTTGTCTATGAGGTTGCATCAAATGAGATGATGTTCTATAAGTACAATGCCGACGGCGGCTGTCCTGGTTCCGATACAGATCCTTACGTTATCGAGGCAGATAACTGTGCATCTTGTAGCGCGAAAGGTCAGTGGGAGCTGCTTGCAACTTTTACATTTGCTGGCGTTACATCGCCTTCCGTGGGACTGAAAGATTCAGATCAGGCTAATCAGGTTATCGCTAGGTTTCAAGCGGATGCTTCGGATGCGAACGATTCAAAGGCGCAGCTTCAGGTTGAGGAAAATACAGCGCTAACGACTTATATAGAACTTGATGGAACAGTTCCACAAATCACTATTTCAAAGGCTATTGTATCTGGATCTAATACCTACACCTCAACGGGCGCCCTAAAGTCAGCACTTCCGATTACCTCTATTTCAACCCTTCCGTATAATATTGTCGCCGCGGATGCTTACGGTGGAACCTTTCTTGTAACCGTAGGCTCTGGTGGTGCTACAGATGATGTGATGCTTCCAGATGTTTGCGACTCAGCAACGGGTGCAAATGTTTTGGTTGCGATCAGAGATGCTTCGGAACAGATCTCAATCGCTCCAACAGATACAGGAGACGAGATTATCTATGAGGGAGCGGGTATAGATGCTGGACACGAACTTGATTCACCGGCGTCGGCGGCAGGTGATTTTATAGTCTTTGAATGTATGGAAACAGGCAAGTGGTATGTCTTAGGCCACTCGGGAACTTGGACTGATGGCGGCGCACAAGATTAAATATTTAGTTCTTTCTTTTCTGTTCCTCTTTTCTTTAGTTAATTATTCTTCTGCTTGGCTTTCTACTGTCGTGTCTGGAGGGTCAACACCACCAGCGGCGGGCCCAGCTCCTGATTATTATGAAGATTTTAACTATTCAAATAATGCTGATGTTGGAGGCACTTGTACGCTTCTTTTTGATGATTCGAGTGACGCTACTTATGATCCAAATGGTTATATTGATATCTATAATAATCAGCTTCGCGTATATTGTAGCACGGCGTCTGGTCAGGGCTACGCATTTGAAAATGATGGAATAGGACAACTATCTGAACTTACTTTATTTTTTAAGGTAAGTTTCGGTACAGTAGAAGGTGTTGATGATGCAAATGGTAGTTATGCTCCATTTAACTTTAGAATTAGCACTACGAATATAGGTACGTTTCGATTTGTTGCGTCGTCGGGAGATTTGTATGGATACCAAGTTCGTAAAGCAATAGCCGGCTCTGCCCTTAGTTCCTCTATACAAATGACATCTGTTGCGACAAGCACAGATTATTATTGCTATTTTTATTATAAATACGGAGCAGCCAGCACAGGGGTATTTGAAGGAAGATGCGATTCAGATGTTAATATCAGTGACTCATCATGGGCAGCAGCATCTTTGACAGGTCAAGATGTAACGGGTGGAAACTATGTAGATCGAATCGACGCAGGACAGTTTTGGAATGATTGGAATAATGGCGGGGTATATGTATATTTCGATAATGCTTATCTTTACTCAGGAGATCAGCGATCTTGCACAAACTGTATAGAATAATTTTAATATTTTTTCTTTTTATTGCTCAAGTCGCCTTTGCAGATAAGTACGTCAGTCAATCGGGTTCTGGATCAGGTGATGGAAGCCCTGGCGATCCTTATAAGAATCTGTCTGAGATTGGAACTCCATCGCCAGGAGAAGTCGTTTATTTCGATTGTAACGATACTTGGAATGTTGGCGGGAGTACCTATCTGTTGATTAAGCCTGGAGTCGGTTATGATGGCGAGCTTTGGGCGCACTCTCCCGAAACTTGTACAGGAGGGGCAAAAGCCAAATTAAATGCGACTTCAACAACTTCAAGTGGCTTTGTTGTCTTTACTCAGGATAATGCCAGTTATACTACCTATTTAAAGGGCTTTGATGTAGACGGAAATGGCTATAACACTCATGCCGTTGTAAACGTATGTCAGCCAGGAACGGCTGATTGCGATAATGGTCTGATACAAGTTTTAAACAACGAAGTACATGAGTGTGAAGACACATCGTTAGGAGCCGGCTATTGTATAAAAGTAGGTGCGACAAATGCGAAGACGACAGAAAACGTCCAGGTTATGTACAATGAAGTCTGGAATGATGGAACTGTCTTAGGCAATGAGCTTATTGCGGTATATGAGGCTTATCAGGATAACGGCGGCGATTCAGTTATAAATAATGTTCTCGTAAGAGGGAACGTTATGTATGGAGCTAATGACAATGCTAATTGCTGCATGGCAAAAAATAACGCCAATAATATTATCTTTGAATTTAACACAGCCTATGATTGTGAAAATGCAGGATTTAATGATCACGACGATGGTGTGGCTTGGCCTGGGCCAAATAATATAACCTATCGGTACAATATAGCCTACGGAAACGGTAAAGGAGCCTATAAATCTCAAGCCGCTCAGAGTGATGGGCCAAGACAGGTTTATCTTTATGGAAACCTTTTCTTTGAGAATAACTTTACGGGTGGAACTGGAGGGGCTTGTATCTATTTTGAAGGTACGGTTGGGCCAACAACAGCTTATATTTACAATAATACCTGCTATTCTAATGCAGCAGGAGAAATCATAATTCCTGATGCCTCTGTTACAGCTTATATTCGTAACAATGTTTTGTATGCTGAAAGTGCTGACTATGCTTTAGATGCTGTGGGTGGAACCATCGCGCAGCATACAAATAACGTATATTATGGAAGCTCTGGCGATCTAATTCGTTATGGTGTAACTGGATATAATTCATCGGAAGTTATAGGAAGTTTCGAGAGCAGCGCTAGTGTATCAAATCCAAACTTTAAGAATTCAAGCAATCAGCCGACAGGGTTTAGTGGTACTTATGGAAGTTATGAACCTAATAATGATGGATTCTTAGTTTCAGGCTCACCATGCGTTGATTCTGCAGTTGATCTTGGAAGTTCCTATAACGGCAGTATTAATAGTGTAACTCGTTCTGGTACCTGGGATCGCGGTGCATATGAGGCAGGTGAAGAAACGCCGAATCATGTTCAGGAAGATTTTCAAGGATATAGTGATAATGGCGTACCTGGTGTTGCTACTGCAAAGGCGATTATTAGTACGAACTGGGTACAGGCCAGCGATGAGCAGTTTCGTATACGATTCGCTGTGGCAGAGACTAATAGTCAGTCGGCACTTAATGAGCAGTATACTTTTGAGTATAGTTATAACGGCGGTACATGGACTGCAATAACTGGCTCTTCGAGTTATATTCAGATTGCCACAAGTTCTTATTATACTGATGAAGATTCAGATAACGTTAAAAGAGTATATACTGGTATATTGGATTTTACTGGTGGTGTTTTAGATGATGATGGTACAGCTGGAGAGAATAATCAAATAGACTTTACAACAGGTGATGAAGTTTGGGAAATAGAAAGCTGCTTTACTATTGTATCAGAGGATGTATCTGGAAACGATAGTATTAGTGTCCGTATTGCTGGGATTGATTCGTGGGCGAACACTCCGGTAATAACTGTATCTCCACAAAGTAATCCTACAGTTTCAGTTATCGCAACGGATAGTGAAGCTGATGAAGGGGATTCTTACGATCAGGGTCTTTTTACAATCTACTGCGCCCCCGATTGCTCAGGACAGAGTATAAATTTCAACTGGACTTCTGGAACAGCAACACTTGATACAGACTTTACGGCAAGCGATGGAAGTCCTATAGTGATAAATGGAGCCACTGATACTATAACAGTGTATCCAATAAATGATAGTAATCCAGGTGAAGGAAACGAAAATATTACCATAACGATTACCTCTGGAACTGGGTATAGTATAGGAACAAGTTCAGCAACTGTAACACTAATTGAGTCAAAAGAACTTCCATTTTCAGAGGATTTTGAGGTACATACTACGACACCATTTGGCTTTGGAACTGTTCAGACACAAGGAACTAATTCAGCAGTTACAATTTACTCAGGTGCAAATAAGAATGGAAACTATGCAGTTCAACTTGTATGCGATGATGATTCGTCTCCTGGATATGCAAGACTAAAATGGTCACTTACATATCCGGCTACCGAGTTTTGGGAAATGTTTGATGTATGGATTGATTCTGGCTGGACACCAACAGATAGGGACAATTTCTTATCTAGGGTTAATGAATCAGATGTAGCTATGGCCTTCGGTGTTGGATATAACGGAAGTCAATATTATTGGGCCATGACTAATAATAATGGAAATAAGCAGACTACTAGTGGCGGTACAGTTGTTGAGGATACACACTATGTGGTTTGTTTCAGGTATGTCCAAGGAACAGGTGCTGACTCAATAAGTCAGGCATGGATAAAGACCTATGGCGGCGAATGGTCGTCTGAGCCTGATATGGAGATTACTACTGGAACTGCTACACAGCCTGTCTATATGGGAAAGATAGGTCCACACCAGGGAAACAATGACGGTGATTGGACAGTACAGATTGATAATGTAGTACTTAGTATAACCGATCCGAGAGAGACTGCCGCTGTTCCAACAGGATATGGAGTGGCTGGTGGTGGAGCTTCAGTAGATTGAAACTAAAAGAAACAGTCGCATTAGTTCCTTTAGATCGACCAGAGGTTTTGGGATATGCAAATCTGTTTGAGGAAGGTGATCTTTGGATCAAGATAAAAGGCTGTTTAGACTGTCCTGAAAGTAGTCGACAAATGTGCTGTAGGGACTGTAAAGCCAAATATATCTACGGCTGTATGTTTCATTTAGAAGGCGGAACTACAAACAAACCTTTTGAATGTGTTGTAAAACCTGATCCAAGACAAGGCTTGAGTTATTGCCATCTTGAGTTCTTGTGCGTTTCGGGAACGAGGGTTGGAAAGATTAGAAGGATTAAGGACTCACTGGATATTATAAATGGCTGACCCCAAATATACGAACCAGGTTCACTTTGGTATAGGCGATAACGACAACGCCGATCCCGACGGCTGTTCGTTTGATACTACAGATGCCCAGCGCACTGGATATACCAGTGGCGCAATAATGGTTCGTGTTTCTGTTGAGAATACTGGTGGTAAGGATACAGGTGTTGTTGCGTGGCGGCTGCATTATAATAAAGTTAATTCTTTTGCAACTGCTACGCAGATTACAACAGTTAGTACGAATGCCTTTAAGATGGCATCCGGCTTGCCTGGTAATCAGGATCCAACTAATGCAATGGTCTTAGGAGGTACTGGTACTCGACAGGACGGGTATTATACAGAAGCTACTTCAACTGAATCAACTGCGGTTAAAATTCCAAATGCTTATTATATGGAAATGCAGTTCTGCATTGAAGCTGGAAGTGGTCTTGAAGGAAACACTGATTATTATTTCTTTATCTCTGAAGCTGGAACAAGTCTTGATAACTATGCTCAGAATCTTGCAATTCAAACAGGAAGTTTGGCAATTCAAGTTCCTTTAGATGCTGGCTCTTTGACATTAGGGCAAGAGTTTCTTGGAGAAGCTTTTGGACTACAATCAAAGGCGGTTGTGCTAACTGGAAAGTCGGTGGCAACTTTTTATGCGACAGTCGTACAGCTGGCAGCTGTAGCGCTGACAATGACTGGACAGAGCTTTTCGACTGTCATGACTTATCTTTTTACATTTGTTAGTGGTGCGCTTAGATTTGCTGGACAGGTTTTGAATCCAGTTTTCTTCTACGACGGTGATATTGAGTTTGTAGATACCGATGGCTACACTTGGCGACCGCATGCAGAGGTAGCGGGCGCTGAGCAGTTTATGTTTGTTGCAACGAGTTTAAGTATTGCAGGAAAGTTTATCGGCGAACAGTTTGGCCTTCAACGTGGAACAGCTACTTATGTTGGAAAATATTTAGGTGAGAGATTTCTAACATTGGCTGGAGGGCTTTCATTAGTTGGAAGGCAAACCAACGAAGTATTCAGATTAATTAGCGGTACGATTTCAATTACTGGAGAGTTTCTATCTGAGAGCTTTGAACTCATCAAGGGCTCGATAAACTTAGTCGGTAAGCGAATAGATGAAGCTTTTGGATTAATTAAAAGTAGTTTGAGTTTTGTAGGTAAGAATCTTACAATTCTTGGCGATATACAGCTTATGCTGGATGCGGCCAGTCTTGCATTAACTGGTAGATATTTAGGAGAAAACTTTAAATTTGTCAAGGGAACCTTGTCAATTTCTGGCAAGCTTTTAGACGAAATATTTAGACTAGTTAGTAATTCACTAACTTTAGGTGGATCATTTTTGGCCGAGAGATTTGGACTGGTCGCATCCAGTTTAGCCTTTGTAGGAAAAGATTTTTCTGCGCTTATCTCAGGCGCTGTCAATATGCTCGCTGGTGCTTTAACAGCAACTGGAAGTTTCATAAATGAGAGATTTACGATTCTTGCTGGATCAAGTGTATTTACTGGAAAGACAGTTGGCGAAATAGTTAAGCTATTAAAAGGTACAGTAAGTATCTCCGGCAGTCTGGTTAATGAGGCTTTTGGACTGGTGAATGGTGCGCTGACTCTGGCGGGACAGACTCTTACCATCCTCGAAGCGGGCGCTGTTATGATGGCTGCCGGAGTACTTACTTTCTCTCCTAAGACTTTTGGCGAAGGTTTTAGAATGGTTGCCAGCAGTCTGACATTTGTTGGCAAGGTCTTACTTTGGGGACAAGTTGTTTGGAAAGATGGAGATATTGTCTTTACAGATGGAGATATTATCTTTGTTCCTAAAGAAGGCGCTGTTGAAGTGCGATTGGCCAGTGTCGCCTTGGTCGTTGCAGGAAAACAATTAAACGAAAGATTCACAGTTCTAAAGGGAACATTAACCCTAACAGGCAAGAATATTATAACTGGTTCTGAAATACTGGTAGAACTGGCTACTGTGGCACTTAGTTTTGTTGGAAGCAATATAATTGAATTATTCAGACTTAAATCAGTCGCCCTAAGTTTTGTTGGAAAGCTTGTTAACGCCGCAGAAACTTTCTTACTAAAAGTACAGAGTCTGACCTTCACCGGTAAGGCAATTACAGCAACTATAGTAGGGAGGCTAGTTGCTGGCGCCTTAGTAATTTCGGGAGCAAGAGTAAATGAAGCCTTCACACTGAGCCGTGGAACATTAACTTTAACTGGTCGGACTCTGTACTTTTTTGCAGAAACAATCCTTGTGCTAGGCGCCAGTGCCTTGACACTTACTGGATATGATATAATAAGTTTGTTGGATCAAATCTTAGTTTTAGTTAAAGGAACACTTACATTTGGTGGAAAAGCTTTTAGTGAGCCAGGCGAGTATATAAAAAGAATGCGCGACTGGTTTTGGGAATTTATCGAATAGGAGGCGAATATGTTTAACTGGTTTAGAAGAAAAAAGACGAAGAACGCAGGAGTTCCCTCAAAGGCGAAGATGGAGGGCAAACCGATGGTTGTTAATCCATCTAGGGCAATAACTGTGCGACGTATGAAAACACGAATTAGGGCATTGGAAAGAGCTGCTGCAGAAACGACGGACGAAGATAAAAAAGCGAGGATGCTTGAAACTGTAGCTCATTATAGGACTATGGTCTTTATGCGAGAAAATCGTTAGGAGGTTAAATTATGGCGTGGGTAATGTATCACCAATTTAAAAAGGGGCAACTCGATGGAGCTGATACACATTCGAAATTTCCGGTTGACTTTAATACGGACACACTTCGTTTGTTGCTATTAGTCAATACATCAACGATAGATCAAAACGATGTTGACGTCGCTGATGTTATCGCAGGTGCCTCTGACAACGAACCAACTGAGACTGGTTACGCAAGGAAGTCTATTACTTCCGTGACTGTAACCAATTCAGCAGGTACTATTACTGTAGATGCAAATGATCCATCAGCGTATTCACAAAGTTCTTCTGGCTTTAATGATGCAAGATATGCGGTCTTGTACAAGTTCTCAACTGCTGATGCATCTTCTCCTGTTATTGCATCTTATAATTTTGGAACTGATAAAGGAAATATCGCTGGAACTTTGACATTACAGTTTAGTACTTCAAGTGGAATTTTTACATTAGCTTAATCTGAAAAAGGAGGCGACGATGTATAGTAAACTTCGATTTGAAAAAACTTTCTCTGTGAGGTCTCTTAGGGAGATTAGAACAAGCCTTCTTTCGACGACACATAAGATTGGCGCGAGTGGCAAGCTTATCCCGAGAGACCCCGCAGGGACAAGGGAAATACCTTGGATTTTTATCAACCATGATATTAGGCAAAGATGGTGTTATATCTGGAACCATGTTTGCTGCGGACTTGCGGGGATGATTCCTAGTTATTGTCGCTTCAACTGTTGGAAAACAGTAGTTAAGCCAAGAAACATAAAGGAGCTTTTCGATTGCTACGATATTTTTGTTAAGATGAATCTTCCAAGTAAGATTGGTGCAGACGTTAGAAAATATACCTTCGGACCTTGGGCTGGGTTTGTCTATGCGGAAACAATCGAAGTTGGACGCGAATATTATAAAAAGGTTAGAGCCGAGATTCCGAAAGCGATTTCTGTTATTTTAAAGAGAGGCTGTACTGAAATGGAAGCGATTCAGCCATCCAATCTTTGGGATAAAGATCCAGGCGATTTGTACAAAGATCGAGAACGTGAACTATTAGATATGTTTGAATTTCAAGAGTTTTCTTATCGACAGGCTACTTGGTTAAAGAACGAAATTATGGAAAGCTGGATTCAAAGAGCGATTGAAATTGGTGATAAGACTGTACAGAAAATCGCTATTAAACGATCTGGCGATAAGAATATCTGGAAAAGACTTGTAGTCAATTCCATAACTTATCACGATAAAAGGACTAGTCCGTTATGATGGAAAATCTAAACTGGGGTGAAATAGGTGGCGGAATTATAGCTCTACTTTCAACACTCAGTGCAATTGGATACGGCGCAAAGAAGAAAGGTCTTATAACATTCGGTAAGCCAGTCGAAAGACGACAGAATCCTTGTGGTGCCGCTATAGTTCCTGTTCAGTGCGCGGATCATCCTAAGCTGATGGAAAAGGTTGATGCTATGAATACAAAGCTTGATTCAGTTCATCACGATGTTGGAGTTATAGCTGGATATCTTCAAGGTAAGAATGGGAAGAAGGTGATCTAATGGGATCATGGTATCTTAATCCAGAAGAAGAGATTGAAATTGATATACTGATAAAGCGCTGTAAAGGTGTTTGTGAGATAGGTAGGGTGCTTCATAGAGTATATGGAGTGTATCTTGAGCAAAAAGAAATCATTAAACAAATGGATGAAAGGAGTTGGAAAAATGTCAACAAACTGGATGATCAGGATTAGGCTGCTTTTAGTGCTGAATCAGATGGCATCTTCAATTTTATTGGCGATTGAAGATGGAAAGCTGACCGCACAGGAAGCTGCAGCGATTATCAACAATTTGGTTATGAGCTTGGGAATAGTCGGCGTACCACCGGATGCAGTAGTCTTTAATTTCGATCAAGATCAAAATTTAATTGTTAGAGTTAAAAATGATTTAATCTCAAAACTTAGCTTTGAATTCGGTATCTAATGGCTACACCTGAACGCGCTATAATAGAGGGAATGTTTATGATTCCCGATAAAGAGGGTCGAGACGTTCCCTTTATTTTAAACGAGACGCAGATTAAACTAGACGATAACTTTACTGGACGAGATATAATAACCAAAGCTCGACAAGAAGGTGTATCTTCTTATTACCTTGCGCTGTTTACTGTACGTTGCCTGTCTAAGCCAAATACAAGGGCGGTGGTAATATCTCATGATAAAGAATCAACTGAACGATTGTTTAAAAGAGTTAAATACTTTCTCGAAAATTTACGAGGACCTAAGCCTGTACTTGAAACATCATCTAAAAGAGAATTTAGTTTCCCTAAAACCAACTCTGTGTTTTATATTGGAACTGCAGGGGCAAGAAAGTTCGGTCGAGGTGATACTATTACCGATCTCCACTGTTCAGAAGTCGCCTTTTGGGACAATGCAAAAGATCTCATCGCAGGTTTGTTTCAAGCTGTTCCAAGGTCAGGGACGATTGGTATGGAGTCTACAGGAAATGGAAGAAACTTTTTCTACCGAAGAGTCATGAATGCTTTCGAAGGTAAAGGACGTTATAAACTGCATTTTTTTAATTGGATTGACTTTGATGAGTATAATCTTCCTGTATCCGAAGAGGAGGAAATGGATATTGCAGCAAGTTTGGATCCTGAGCTGGAAGAAGATTATCTCTACAATGAAGTCGGTATTACGGCTGGACAGATTAAATTCAGGAGGGAGAAATTAGAAGAACTTGAATATGATATTGATCTGTTTAAACAAGAATACCCGTTGACAATAGACGAATGTTTTAGGGCGACAGGAAGTAGTATTTTTCATAAAGTTAATTATGTACCAACTCCTAATTGGATAAAGCAAGATCGCGATCTATGGATGCTGAAGGGGCATCCAGTTCCTGGACATGCTTACCTAATAGGTGCTGACGTTGCTGGCGGTGTTGGCCAGGACAACTCTGTTGCAGAAATCATAGATATTACAATAATGCATCAGGCTGGAGAATGGGCGTCTAATAAGGTTCCACCAGATATTTTTGCACATAGGCTGAAAGATCTTGGCCTTCTTTTTAATAAGGCTTATATATCAGTTGAAGCCAATAACCACGGAATTATGACAGTTGGAGAGCTTAGAAATCTTTATCCGCTGCATCTGGTGCATAAGAGGATTATAAACACAACCAGTAATGATTCAAGACTTCTTAGTCTCGGCGTTTATCAGACATCGCGATTAAAGCCGCTTGCGCTTGGAAGCTATAGGGCTTTAGTTGCAACGATTTTGGTAATTCACAGTCCTCTGCTTAAGGACGAGATGGACAACTTTATTGAGGACTCAGAAGGAAAACTTAGAGCAGAAGAAGGCTGTAACGACGATAGAGTGATGGCAATGGCGACGGCAGCGGTTACGCTTGAGAGAGCTCAACTGATGGTTACGCCGTCAGCGTTTGAACCAAAAAGTTATAAGGATCCATTTCAGCTTGAGAGCATTATAGAAGAAATGCACAGTAGAGGTAGTGGATTCCCGATAGCGAGGCAAGTATGAAGATACTTTGTTTATTCAATGGTTGCGACGGACTAGGCCTTGTTAATAAAATTCAAGATGAAGGTCATAGTGTCAAATTGTTTTTAACTGATAACATAACTGCAGGAAATGGAATCTTCAACAAGGTGGATTCCTGGCGAAAGCATTTAGCAGAATCGCAGCTGATTGTTTCAGGTTCGCCAGATTTCTCAGGTTATGAAAAGGTCTTTCAAGAATATGGCAAGCCTTATCTTGGTTGTTCGTACTTAGGTAAGCATCTTATGTTGAAGAAGCGTGAAGAATTCCTGGCACAATGCGGTGTAGCTATGTGTTCAAATTTTGAGCATAAAGCTATGTTGCATGGATTCTTTAATGGTCGGGATTGGGTTAGGCCTATTCTATTCAGTGTAATTGATTCACACCTATTTCCTGGAAGTCTGGGGCCTGAAGTCGGCTGCATGGGATGTACTTTGAGATCGGTAGCTAAAGAGCCTGAATTTCTAGATCAGATCGCCATAGGTCTTAGAAAACTTGGACTACGAGATTTTGTATCCATTCCGTTTAATGCAGCTGGAGAAGTGTTTAATGTTGTTCCAGGTCTTTTTCATGATGTTCTTGTTTGTATAGCAGAAGGCTTGAAAGGGTCTTTTTCTGATTTGCTTTTCGAGACTGCGATTGGCGCTGCTAAGGAGATGAATTTTACAAAGGATTATGTTATTTCAGTTAGGGTTGGAATACCTCCATTTCCGTATAAGTGGCAAGAAGAAGTGCTGCATACGATTGTAGGACTTTCGGAAGAAAATCTCAGGCATATTTATCTTGATGATGTTTGTAAGCTGAATGGAGATTATCAAGCTTGTTCATTTACGGGTGAGACTATGCGGGTTGCCGCTAGGGGCAGAACAGTTCGTGAAGCGCAGCGAAGGGCTTATCGAACTATTAATAATCTCGATATTCCTAATAAACAATTTAGAGTTGACATTGGCAAGATGGCCATTAAACTAATGGACGGAGAATTTAAGGAAATAATAGATGTCTGAAAATAAGAGAAAAGCTGATCATAGTTGGTGGACAGATCAAATCACTGCTGGAATTAGATATAGAGAGGAAGAATCTTTTCAGGAACGATGGCCAGACTGGAGAAGGATGTATAGAGGTGAATGGAATCCTGGTATCTTGCCAGTCAACTTTTTCTTTATGTTATTGAGGGCTATTGTTCCAAGAGTTTATTTTAGAAATCCAGCAATTTCAGTCGCTCCTGATATGCCTGGACTTCTCTGTGCTGCCTTTGCACAGATTCTTGAAAGAATAGATAATAAACTTTTGATTGCTATGGGGATTAAAAAGCAAATCAAGAAGATGATTCAAGATGCCTTTCTGTTTGGCACTGGATGTGGAAAGTTAGGCTTCGGTGGACAATATTCGACTGTTCCAAGTTATGGCGAAACGGCGGCACCTAGGAATAAGAAATGGGGAACTGTTGAATATATGAGTAAAATAAGCCCCAATATGCCCTGGTTTTCAAGGTTTCATCCTAAGTATTTAATCGTCCCTTATGGCTGTGAGGATTTAGATGATAGTCGCTGGGTAGCAAATGAAATTGAAAGGCCGCTGGTTGATGTTAAAGATGATCCTCGACTGGAAAATACGAGAGATTTAGTTCCTACAAAAGAAGCTAAAGTTACTGTGTCAAGAGATACACATAGAATAGCCAAGCCTATTGATATGATAAAGCTCTATGAAATAAGGGATAGAAAATATCGCAAGGCTGTGGTTATGGATTTAGATCACGAGAAATTTCTCTTTGAAGGTGATGATGAGCTTCAGACAGATGAGGGCTTTCCGATCTTTTCATTAATCTTTAATAATGACGATGAGGCGTTTTGGGGAATTCCAGATTCAATGATCATTGAGCCACAGCAGCTCGAGATGAATGAAATAAGAACTCAGATAATGAAACATCGAAGGCTTACTCTCATAAAGCTTCTTTATCAAGAAGGTCTAATTGAATCCAATGAACTTTCTAAAATGGTGTCAGAAGATGTTATGGCCGCTGTAAAAGTTAAAGATATTAACGGCGTTAAGCCTTTGCAAGTTTCTACGATTCCAAAAGAACTTATTATTGCCAGCGAAGAAGTTAGGTCAGACGTTCGCGAACAGATTGGATTCTCTAGAAATCAGATGGGAGAGCTTTCTCAGAAATCAGGAGATACGACAGCAACTGAAGCTTCGATTGTCCAAATGGCAAGTGAGATTCGAGTTGATGAACGACAGGATCTTGTGGCTGAAATGCTAACAAGCGTAGTTCGATCTATGCACGAGGTTATATTTAAGTTTTGGCAAGAAGAACAGATTATTGATATTGTAGGTCCGGCTGGAATACCACTTTGGGTAGAGTTCAGTGGCAAGATGCTACAAGGTGGTGCTTATGAAGTTCGTATTGAGCCAGATTCAGCCCAGCCTATGACAAAGCAGTCTAGACGAGCGATGGCTTTACAGGGGTATCAGTTATTTATTCAGAATCCAGCTGTTGATCCAGTGGCGTTGACTCGGTATACTTTAAGAGAATTCTATGGCTTTACATATGAGGAACTCATGCGAGGACTTCCGACGGGGGCAGGACAGTTAGCCCCTATGGAAATGAATCAGTATCTAACAATGATGTCTAATGCCCAGCGTATGGGCTTACCAATGCTACCACCTGGTGGTCAGAAAGGAGGTGAAGGAAATGCCAGCGCTTCATGATTTCAAGTGTCTTGAATGTGGCTATATCTTTGAGCAGATAACTACTGATCCTTTACTAGATGCAGTGGATTGTGAGAAGTGTGGAAAGAAGGCGGTTAAGACTTTTGAGTATTGGGAACATAGAGAGTTTATGAAGTTTCCAGAGGGCCGCTTTCATGGACTGTTCAATGAGCCATATATTACATCGAGGAGACAACTTCGTGAAGAACTGAAGAAAGAGGCTAAGGATGAATACACAGAGTGCTATTCTAAATATGACGATGGATATTCAGGTATCTAGGAGCAACTATGGCGAAGAAAAAGTACAAAGGAACTATTTCTATTCGAGTAACTGAAGAAGATGTTATCGAAGTTGATTTTGAAAATTATCAGTTATTTGGAAATAGACTTGTCGGAAGGATAATTAGGGAACTCAGAAAACAGCGAAGGTTTCTGATAAGACAGGAATTAATAAATATCAGGAAGGAGCAATCAAATGGACGAGGACTTGAAAAAGTTGTTAGAGGATCAGGCGAAGACGACCAACGAGAGATTCAAAGCAATGGAGGATCTGAACAAGAAACTGACCGAGGGAATGACGAATCTGGCGGAAGTAGTAACAGGACTGGGAGAGGGCTTAAAATCATCACCAAAACCTAAGGATTCCGATTCAGATGATATGTATTCAAGTAGAACCCTCGAGACTTTAAGTCGCGCTGAACTTGTGGATCACATGCTAAAGAAGGTTGAAAAACTTTTAGATGCAAAGGTAACACCTCTATCAAAGGATATTGATAAGGTTGATAAAGGTACGAGGCTAAAAGACTTGCAACGGCAGATTGAAAAGCTTGAATCGCGCCATCCTGACTTTATGGATTGGCGAGAGGATATTGCTGAGATCGCCAAAAACAATCCTAATATAAGTCCTCAAGATGCTTATGACCTTGCTAGGCTACGAAATCCTGATAGAGCAAAAGAACTTGACGAAAAATATAAACCAGCAGACGTTAAGGAAGCAGAGAAAAAAGCCGCTGAGGCTAAGAAAAAATCACCGTTTGGTGGACTGCTTCCAACTTCAGGAAAGAGGGCTGAAGCAAAAACTAATCTTGACGAAGATAAAGCAGCAGAACTTGCTTGGCAAGAGACTTTTGGAACGGACGGAGATATCCTTTCTGGCGACGAGAAAATTGAATGATTTAGCCTTTAAGGAGACAAATAATGCCACTAACTTTAACTGAACAACTTGACAACCTTTATACTACTACCTGGGAACATCGAAAAGGTAAGGCTTTCGATAACATCTTTACTGCCACGCCTTTTTGGTACTGGATGAAGGATAAAGGTAAATTGAAAACTGAGCAGGGTGGCCGCTTTATTATGTACCCGATTGAGTATGATATGAATTCCGAGATCGCGTGGATTTCAAAGGGTGAAGCTGTCAACCTGGCCGATTATGAATTCCTGACAGAAACAAAGTGGGATTGGAGATACCTCGTTGCCAGTCTTGTTAGATTTGGTATCGACGATCAGCAGAACCGCGGTAAGGCGCAGATTATTAATCTGATGAATGCCAAGATGAGAAATACCGATGGCGCTTTGATTGATACTCTCGAAACTGCTTTGTTTGGTGCTCAGTCTGGAAAGTCAATCGAAGGTCTGCAGAACTTAGTACCTGATGATTCTGATGGTACTGAAGATGCAGGTGGAATTGATCCTCTGACGTATTCTTACTGGAGAAACAAAGAGAAGAATATGACAGGCCTAAGTTGCTCTGTTCATCTGGTATCTCAGATGCGTACTATGCTGAATAACTGCATGAACAACAAGCTGATGGATAAACCTGATCTTATTCTGACTGCGCAAACTCCGTATGAATACTATGAAGATGAAACGATGGAACAGAAGCAGATCGTAAACAAGAAGTTGGGTGATGCTGGTTTCGAGAATATTGAGTTCAAAGGAACTCCGATGGTCTGGTCGCCAGCTTGTGCCGCTACAAGAATGTATTTCTTGAATACAAACTTTCTGTATCTCGTCTATGATTCAATGATGAACTTCGATATGACTAACTGGAAAGAGATTCCGGATCAGGTAAATGATCGGGCTGCACAGATTATCTTTGCCTGTGCTTTCGTTATAACCAGGAAGATTTGCCAAGGTATCCTTCATACGATTGATACTGCGTAATCTTCACTTGAGGTGGCCTGGCTACCGCCTCATTTTATTCAGTGGCTATGTGTTCAAAATTTGGACACATAGCTGCGAGGCCAATAAGGAGAATTATTATGCCTAGTGGAATGAAACGTATTTTTCAAGGGAAATTAACTGACATTCACAGCGCTGACAAAGAAGGAGTTGGAAGTCATAGAATTGAGGGAGATAATGAGTATATCTACCTTAAAGGACTCGCTTCTACTGTAGCTGGTACGTTGGTTTCCTACAATAAGTCTTATGCAACAGCGTTGCTCTTAAAGGGTGCAACTAAGTTCTTTCCCTTTGTCGCTGTTGCTAAGGCAGCAATCGTTGCATCTAAATATGGCTGGTATCAGATCGCTGGAGTTGGTAGTGTTATGGCTGCACCATCTTCATCGGCAAATGTTAGATGCTATACGAGTAAATCTAACAGTGGAATTCTGTCAACGACCTCGAGTACCAATACTCCGATTGACGGTATTATGCTGACTGCTGGAAACTCAGGTTCGAGTGCCGCTGCTACTGCTTGTGTAATGCGCTACCCGGCAGTCGTACCTGCTTAATTCAACTAAAGGAGACGAAATGAAAAATATAGCGAAGAAACTAAATTATCCGCGACGGGTTTCTAACCTGTTGTATGGCGACTGGCTTAATGACAGAGAGTGTGCTGATATTGTCAGTGTTGTTGAACAAATGCAACAGATGAATGCGATAACTCGTGGCCCCCACGGGAAACTAACTTTACGCACTATGGCGTCGGCGTATGGAAATCCTTGGTATTTCATCAAGCATGGATTATTAAGGGAGTGCCTTCTCTGGCATGACTTCTATTTTGAGAAGTTCGGAATTATACCATCTGAATGTATGATTCGCTGCTGGAAAACGGTAATACAAACGCATTCCGATCCGTCAAAGCAGACCGTCTACGATCTCTTTGTAATGCGAGACTTCCTTACGGAATTAAATCTGCCTAGTAAATGTGGCGTTGATATTCGTCTATTTACTCCAATGCGCTATGCAGGCTTTGTTTATGGCGATTCTATCGAGCAGGGTAAAGAGTATCATGCCGTAGTCAGCGAACGGATTAAAAAAGTACTGCCTAACGCTAAGGTTATCCTGAAGCGGTCTTGTACCGAGTTTGAGCAAAAATATCCTAAATCTGAAACCTGGCGATTAACCGAAGAACAGATTCGGTTCGAGGATAAACTGGCCTCGATATTTGAACCGCCGCCGGTACATATTCAAGAGTTTGATGAATCTGTAGCGAGCGCAACTTTTAGATTCTGGATTTTACATGCTCATGGAATTGGGGACACGTCGTGGAGGGCTGCTCTTGAGAGAGAAGGTTACGAGTCGATAGAGCAGCTCTTCAATGGAGCTACAACTTATCATGAAAAATCCGTGGAGGAAATCTACAGGTTCCTTCACGAATCTCAACAGGAGGCACTAAAAGATGACTCAAGTGGGAGTGTGGAAAAAGATAGTAAACGTAGCGTTCCCAGGAAACAAAGGAATGCTTCACGGAAATCCTGATTGTATCTATAAAGCCGGTGTTCCAGGAGCGTCTGAGGATGCGGCAGTTGGTACGCTTTGCTACGATACTACAAATGGAAACGCTTATATTTGTACAGTTGCAACTGGAACATGGGTGAAGATTAATGCCTAAGGAGAAGCCATGGGAACTTTAACGGGTGCCCAGATGGAGTCAGAGATCAAAGCGAACTTGGGAAACCGCGATGATCTCGACTCCAGGCTTTATCGCTTTCTTAACTGGGCTCAAGAATATATAGCTAGACAATGGAACTTTAGAGAGCTTCAAGAAATCGACACAACTTGTGATACTGTTGCAAGTCAGGCGTATATATCACAGCCAACTGGTATTAAGAATCTAATCTCAATTAGGGTTCTCGATGGAACTTCAAGTCGAAAGCTTGTATATATTCCAAGGCGAGAATTCGATAAGTGGATTGCTAAACCAGATGAATATACCGAAGGAACTCCGTCGCATTATACAAGCTGGGGATCAAGATTCTATTTGTGGCGAATTCCAGATGCAATATATCAGACTGAGATTCAGTATGAAAAATGGCCGACTGAATTTGCAGCAGCTTCCTCGGCAACCTCTGATCTGATGAAACTGGATCAGTGTATTATTCATCTTGCTACAGCTCATGCTTTAGCATCTTTAAAGGATATGGGTGGCGCTTTTAATTATCATACTGCACAAGGAGAAAAACTTCTAGCTGTAGCGATTAAAAACGATAAGCAGTTATTCTCTGATGAAGAAATTAAACCTGATTATAGTTTGTCTAAAAGCGGCCCTGAATATTATGCTGATCCGTTTATAAGGAGACAGCCATGAATACCTTTGATGAAAAGACTCCATGTGCAGCCTGTGGCTGGGATGATGAGGGAAACTATAGTCTGATAAATGTTAAGTTTGTAAGTAAAGTAGTTGTTATTCCAGGTGGAGAAGATATTGATAACAGCTATATTTTGCGAAAATGTAATAGGTGTGGATATACCTGGCAGGAGCTTCCAGGATATCTAGTAGGAGAGTAATATGACATATTCTAATACATGGAATGCAGCATATGAATCCTCACCAGCTAATAATGATAACGTATCTGAAGGTGCGGGTAAGATTCGAGATACGAGAACTGATATTCGAGAACGAGTAGCTCTCGATCATTATTTCGATATAGCTGGTACAGACGCAGAGCATGGTGAGCATAAACAAATAACACTTCATGCACCGATCTCTACACCAACGAATCAATCTAATAAAGGTTTCATTTATGGCAAAGATGTTAGCGGTAAGATTGAGCTACATTATTTAGATGAAGATGGATCAGAGGTTCGCCTTACATACGGTGGTTACCTTTTTATGCAGAATAGGCTTATTTTAGATGCGGACTTTGATACTTATCTTGTCTATGCTTCAGATGATGATATTAAGCTATATATTGGTGGTGTCGAGAAGGTTAGATTTACAACAGCAGCTCCGCTTCAATGTGATACTGTTGATGAACTTGGGGCTTCTGGTAACGGTGTTACAGTTGATGGAATGTTAATACAAGATGGTAAACTCGGTGATGCTGATTGTGTAGTTACCACTAATATTACAGATGGAAATGTTACAACCGCGAAGATTGCCGATAACGGAGTTACCCCAGCTAAAATAGATCAAGATACAGCTGTTATGCTAATCGGCGATGATACTGAATATTCAAAACTGGATATAGCTTATTTAGATGTTTTTAGTAGTTATTTCGTTGTTCCGGCACATCCAAATATTTTAAGGCTAACTGCAAGAGTAAAGTATACAAGTGGCGGTGGAAACTTTAGACTTAATATCAATGCAGCAGCCCCCGCTGGAACTGCAATAACATCGACTAGTTATGCTACACAAAACTGTACAGTAGATATTAGTGGGCTAACTCCGGGAACTATGTATACAATTAAGGTACAACTAAATGGTAATGATGGGGCTAGTTTAGGCTATATGCAGGGCTGGTCAATTTCGGTAGAATAATGGCTGAATTTAGATTTCCAAGATTTATTTATAATCCACAGCAACCAGTAGAAGCATTGAAGACTTTGCAGTATCAGTTAGATAATTTTCAACGCGAAGTCTTTGCACATGATAGCTGGACAGCACCATCGCTAGTTAGTAGTTGGGCTAACTATGGTGCGGGGTCTACACCTGCTGGATACTATAAAGATCCTTTTTCAGTTGTTAGATTAAAAGGACTTGTAAAAAGCGGTGGAGTTGGTTCAACAATATTTACTTTACCAGTAGGCTATAGACCAACATACGACTGGTTATTTTGTGTAGCAACTGATACCGGATACGGTGTAGTTAAGGTTCACGATACTGGTGTTGTGCAAGCTATCAGTGGTGGCAATGGATGGTTTTCGCTTGCCAATGTTTGCTTTAGGGCTGATGATAAGGTATAACTATGACAGAGAATCAGTGGGAAACTTTAATTATTGATCCGATACTTGGCTATAATACCTCTGTTCCGCCTAATAAATTAAAGCCAGGCGAATCACCAAAGATCGAGAATATGGCTTTCTCTAGTACTCGACTTGAAACTGATCGTGGATATGAAAAGAAAGGGCAGGTTGTTAGAGGTAATCCGCGCCTAATCTATCAATATGAAAAGAAAAGCGGTGTAACTGAAATACTCCTTGTTACCAATTCAACTGTTTATAAATGGAATTCAGGCGAGTGGCAATACCTTGCTAGTGGCGTAGCAACTCTTGTCGACGGTCTCGAAGCCGCAGGACAGACAACTATAACGGTTGATGATATTACTGGATTTTCAGATGGAGACTTTGTTGGTATAACTCTCGATGATGGTACACAGCATCAGACAACTGTCAATGGAACACCCGCTGGAAGTGATATTGTTATTACAGATGCAATTCCTACTGGAAGAAATGCACCAGATAATACGGCATTTGTTAAGGCTGTTGTATTAACAGGAGCTGATGATTCACCAGTATCAGCGGCAACCATGCCAGCTTATGATGTAGTGATTATAACAAATGGGTATAATAATGTACAAGCTTATAATGGAACTGAGTGTATAGATTGTCCAAATCTTGTAACTGCTGTTGGAGGTGGAAACTGTTATGCTAAGGGAGTTGTTCATAAAGACAATAAGATAATTATCTTTAATACAAATGAAAACGGAGAAGACTATCCACAGAGAGTTAGATGGTCAGCTACTGCAACTTATCAAGATTGGTCAACAGTAGGTGATGCTGGCCATGAAGATCTTTGGGGAGATGAAGATCCTATTGTTGGTATAGTTCCACTAGCTGCATACGGAATTGTTTATCGCTCTCGATCTATTGATATTATGGAGTATGTTGGATCACAGGACTTTATTTATTATTTTCAGAATAGAACAAGAGAAGAAGGCGCGGCTAGTCTACACTCCGTTGTTTCTAAATATGTATCACATATGTTTGTAGGTGGGCATGGATTCTATAGTTATGACGGTAGCTATAATCTTACTTTAGTTGGCGCCGAAATATGGGATACGGTATTTGGAATAACTGGAAATATATCAGATCTGTATAAACAGAACACGACTTCTTTCTATTCCAGGCGTGATGATAGAGCATACTTTTTAATTCCATCTGACGAAAATACAAATCCATCTAGAGTTTGGATATATGATTTTAGGCATAATGCCTGGACAACTCGAATATTTAACGATGATATTTATAGCGCGGCTGAAGTTGAATTCATTTCAGGTGTAACTTGGCAAGAAGCAGTTGGGGCATGGGAAGATGCTGAGTGGATGATAGCGTGGAATGATATTGTACTCTTGTCAGGAACTCCTGAAATTTTAATGTGTGGCGTTGATAGCAATGGAAACGGTAGAGTCTATAAGTATGATTTGTCTGCTCTCGGAGATGATAATGTAGCAATCACTGGGGAGTATCGGACACTTGAAATGCATACGCCACCTAATAAAATTAGAATAAACAGACTAAGGGTAAATACACGAAGAACTAATATAGAAGATATTGAAAACGATTGGTCTGTGCTTGATCTTAATCAAAGAGCGTCGATAGATAAAAGTGTAATTACTGTAACCGATTTAGTTGAAGGAGAAACTTTTGAAATCTTTAAACAGTTCAGTCGTGGCGAACTTGATGAAGATTTTGAGATTACGATTAAGATAAATATTAGTGCGCTAGGGGCCAGTCAATCTATTAAGCCAATCCATATAACTGGTGCAGAAGATTCGACTGATGAAATAGCTCTTGTATTTTGGTCTACAACTGGGACAGCGTTCGGACTTCAGTATACAGTAGATCAAGGCGGTGCAAATGTTATTGCTGGTGTCCTTGAAGATTACGACTTTGATACAGATTACTATATAAGAATATACAGAGATGAATCTTATGGAGATTATGGTAATGTGTATCTTGATATTTATACAGATGAAAAACTAACCACGAATATACTTTCAACAGGGGCTGCAGCTGACGCACAAAAATCTGATTTTACAAGGCTAAGTGTAACTAACGTATCTGGATCTGATGGCACTGCTTCCTTTGTTGTATCAAGGGTGCAGATCGGTAATCCAGGAAGTGCGCTTCCAGTTACAGTAGAGTATTCAGTAGATCGGGGGCGGACCTGGGTTAATTATGGATATATAGCTCCTGGATTTGATTACGATATAAAAACTATTTGGAAGCAAATAGTGGATGATCACATTATGTTTAGATTCCTTGGAACTAAGTATGGCCTCGATAGAATTCTTATCGAGTGGAAACCCGAGACAGTGTATTAGGAGGTTGCTATGGGATTAATGGATAGTTTATTTGGCTCTGAGTCTGATATTGACAAAATAGAGCAATGGTCGCCAGAACAGTGGGAACTATTTAGAAAGTTCCTTATGCCAAGTCTGAAGGGTGATTACTTAACTTCTGGCCCTACAATGAGTGGCATGTTTGGTATGGACGCTTGGCAAGAAATGCTAGGCAGGTCTGAAAAGTATGGTGAAGCTGCTGGCGGTGGCTTTATGGATATCTTGAATAGGTCGCCAGAAGATATCAATGCGTACTTTCAGTCTTCTGTTTATAATCCACTTATGGAGCAATTCACAGAAGAAACGATTCCAGGTATCTCGAGAAAGTATGCACCTAGTGGATTCTATAGTTCGCAAAGGGTGCAAGGCGAGCAGAAAGCGACAGAAGACCTGGCCGATACATTGGCTAATGCCAGGTCGAATATGGCTTATGAAGCGCTTCAAGCCCAGCTTAATAGAAAACTTCAGGCTGCAACTGGCCTAGGTAGTCTTGGTGAGTCAACTGTAAATCAAATGTTGGGCCTTGGTCAGTTCTCTGCTGGGTTGGCTGGAGAAGAGCAGAGGAGAAAAGAAAGCAGAATGCAGATGATGCTCTCGGCTATGGGATTGCAGCCTTATGGTTATGCTGTAACACCTGGAACAGCTGGAATTATTCCAAGCTTAATTGGTGCAGCCGGACAAGGGGCTGGATATGGATTGGCTTCTAAGTATTTTAAAGGTTAGGAGGTAACATGGCAACTGTAATTTATAAACCAGAAGACAAGCGATCTGAACTTGTTGGTAAGGGTCTCGGAGATTTGATTGGCGCTTTCGGTGCGGCCTATGGCCAGCGTGAAGCCGAGAAGCGTAAATCTCAGCAGGAAAAAGAGATGCTGTTGGAGCAAGCAAGGATACAGAAAGAACGTGATCTTCTTGGAGAAGATATACAAAAGAGATTAATGGAGGAAGGATATAAAATAGATACAAAAAAAATGAAGGAGGAATATAGTTATAAAGTCAAGGAGATTATGCTAAGAGATAAAGTTGATTTGAAGACTGCCAAAGACTTAGCTCAATGGCAATGGGAGTTTATTGATCGTCCAAAACTTTGGGAAGATGTTAAAGCTAAGAAAGATCTAAAACAATATGACTTTGTTGTTCAAAGTACGCTTCAAGAACAAGCACATGGAGAAAGACTTGGCGAGATTGGCGCAGACGTTGCAGATAAACAGATTAGGCACGCGAGACAGATGGCACATGAAAAAGAGTTGAAGAGGATGGAAATATCTGCTGATAAGGAAATAGCCGATATAAAATCAAAGACTGGAAGTCCTGACGCTAAACAAAAAGCTATGGAGACAATTAGAAAACTCTATGGTATGATTATGGAGTATAAAGATCCCACATCTGCTGAGGTTAGATCACTCGCTGCAATAGGAAATAGAACTTTGCAGGCAGCTGGAATAACTGATCTTACATTTGAAGCGATCTTAGAAAAAGGATTACTCTGGGGAAAGAATCAAGTCTTAGGTGAACCTGGCACGGGGGCTGTACCAGAACTGCCAAAGGTAGGCGGAAACGTACCTCCGAATATTAAGACAAGTCCTTTGAATATCGAAGAAGATACTGATTGGGACTAACTATATGTCCAAAATATGAGCAGATAGTTGGAGGAAATTATGTCGTTTGTATTTCCACAAGAACTCGAGATGCTACCAAAGAAGACACAACAGCGTTATCAGGAATCTATGCTAACTAGCATTGATCCAGAAGAGCAAGATGCTGATGGATGGCTTGGTAGTCTTGCGGCTGAAGTTGTTAAGTATGGTTGGGAAGTTGGTATTCCTGGCCCCGCGGATACAAGAATACGAAGACTTGGCACTAATAGAAAGACAGGGCAACGCGTTGGTCTTATTGGTGAGGATACAATAGTTCCTATTAAACGCACAGGCACGCATAAAGATGGCTATAGAGTTGCTGAATTAGAGACTGGCGAAATTCTACAAATTGACACTGAACAAGACCCGCCTTCCGTGGCTGGGTATGTAGCGGACGCTACAAGTAGATCGCTTGGAATTCTTTTTGGTCTTGGTAATGCACCTATTGCTGGTATGTCTGGATTTATAAAAGGTGCAGCAGGAGGTGCGAAAGAAGGAGAAGCTTCAGCGGCGGAACAAGGCTATATGTTACCAGGACAGATAGCTATTGGAGCAGGAGCTGGTTTAATCGAAGGACTAAAGCAGGGAGCCACTTCAGCTTTGAAATCAATCTTTAAGCGCGGCGAATTTGGAACGCGATTTACTGAGGCTGTTAAAGCTGTAACTGGAAAAGATATACGCGAGCATTTGTTAGCCGGTGCTGAAATGTATCCAGAACGCTTTGGTCTTAAACGTGCAGCGAAGACCGCATCAGAACTATCTGCTCCTACAATAGAGATGTTAATCGAAATGGCCCTCGATCCATTTGCAGGTCCTGCGATATATGCAAATCACGTTCGTAAACTTGTACGAGGCTGGAAATTTGGTGGAGAGGAAATTCAGAAAATTGGAGAGCAGGCTAAGATTGCACAAGAATTAACTAAGAAAATAAAAGAGCCGGGTGGTATGGAAGATGTAACTAATTTAACTCAGATGTTAAAGCCTAAGTATATGCCAGCTGTTGGTGAGACAAGAGATGCATTGGCTAAACAAGTCTTTGAGGAAGTTAAACGAGTACATGGTAAAGCTCCTGCACCTGAAACCTCTAGATTCGATGCGATTGAAAGAGGAATCGAAAGAGCTAGAGGATTTCGAGAAAGAAGTGCAAAACTTGAAGCGGAAGAACTTCGAGACACTTATGATCGAGCAATGGAAAGACTTAGAGCAAAAGATACAAGACCACAGGAAGTTAAGGACAATGTACTTGCTGAACTAAGTGCGTTAGCTTATAAAGATCCCGCCTATGTTGATATATCTAAATCAGTTTATGAAATTCTAACCAAAGGTAAATCACCATATACTAGATTGATTCAACATGCAAAAAGTATTGGGACTACGTTTCATGTTATGCCAGGAAGGGCTACAAAGTATCCAGAGCGTTTTTTTATGGGTACTCCTAGTGATACATCGGCAGCTACGTTTATGTGGAATCAAGGAGAGAACCCAAGTATCTATATTTGGACTGAAAGTCTATCTGACGCAATGGCGAATCCGCAGTATACTCTTAGTGCTGAGGAAAGTATAGCTCATGAATGTATGCACGGTTTGTATTATGATGCACTTGGTGCTGTACAGGGAAAAGGTAAGGTAGATTTTCGGCTATCTGACAGGGCTGACGCAGGTATGAAAGCATTAGTAGAGCATATAATAAGGGAGGCACCTGGAGTATTCCCTGAATTACTGGATTATGATGGTAAGAAACTAAGCAGTCTTCCTTTTGAACTTAGGGAATTTGTATCTTCTGTCATGGAAATGCAAAGAGTTGGACAAGAGGTACCTACGCATAGTTTAACCAGACCTGGCGTTGCGTATATTCTTTCTAAGATTCCTGGAATGTCCTCAGAGGCAGCGAGCTCTGTAACCGCATGGGACGAGCTTAGAGATATTATCGTTAAAACTATAGGAACTAAGTTTCACGATGTTAGCTTATTAGATGATATAGCTGATATACTAAACATAGTGGTACCTCAGGAATCTTTAGAAAGGTTCAAAGATGTGCCGCTTCCAAAACTAGTAACAGACCCAGCCGATTATATGGGCGGCCTTACGTTTGAATCCACAGGACTTAAAGGTGCTTTTGATCTTATTGGAGAAGGAGCAAGGAGAGCCTGGACGAAACTGAAAGGTATAAAAGGTGAGCCGATGCCAGATACTATGGCAGAAGCTCAAGATGTTTTCGATGATGTAGAGAATATGATAAAAGGTCTTTATAAGGATCAAGGGTATCTTAGGAAATCTGATTCTATTTATATTAAGCAAGAGGCGATACGACAAGGCTGGGCAATGAGGAAGGGAAAGGCTGGTAGTAATACAATTAAACTAGTCGGTGAGGATGGAACAGAAAAAATCTTTGAGGGCAAAACTGCTAAAGAACGCTTGGATAAGGTTACAAGATTCTTAGGCCATGAACAAACTGCAAGTGAATTTGCAGAGGGAATATATAGTACAGAACTTGGTATTGCATCGCAAGAAGGTGTCGGTGATTTCATTAGGTGGGCCTTTCCAGAGGGAATTTATAATGTAACACCTGAAGCCGCCTGGCGTGCAAGGAACAGATTTAAGAAGCAGCTGGGTAAGTATCGAAAATCGCAGAGATTTGGGGACGAAAGTGTTAAACAGGCACGAACTGTTTTCTATCGGAGTCCGTCTGGAAAGGCCTTTTTTGATACAGTCTTACTTGCAAGAGATAAAGGTGAGCAGAGATTCGGTGCTAATTTTAATGCGTTCCAGGATAGTCTACTGCGTCACGGAATAAAGAATGAGAGCGGAAAGATTATTGATCCTGAAGCTTATAAACAAGCAAGGCTTTATGTTGATGGATTTGAAGATAAGGTTACAAATCAAAAGGCTATTGCAGCTGGATCTGATACAAGAGAATTACTTGACTTAGAATACCTTGAGGCTAAGACAGTTGGAGTTAGAAAGTTAAAACCTTATAAACCTGGATACTTTCCACACCATGTTCCTCCGTTAGCTGAATTGAAAAAGGCTTCTGTTAAAGAAAAACTTATTGCGGCCGCTATGGAAGAAGGAAGATTTGATACTATAGAGAAGGCTACAGAAGTCTATGATTCGTTTGTTAGAAGAATCGAGGGACAGCCGGATGATCTTTTTCTACATTGGTTAGCTAAAGAAAACAATATAACTTTATCGGAAGCAAGAGATCTTTGGAACCGTACAATCTTACCTAAGATTACACCAGCAACTGCACACTTCACCAAAACTCGAATCGCAAACGTACCGTGGTATGAACGTGATTTTGAGACAGGTATTTTAGATTACTTCTACGACACTGGTAGATCAATAGAAAACGCCAGACATTTTGGCCCAACGCAGAATAAGATTTCTCCTATCTTAGAAAAGATGGCGAGAGAAGGTGGCAATGTAGAACTGGCTCAGAAGTGGCTGGCTACAATAACTAATCCTGGCTCAGACTTAGCAGCACGAGGTCCTAAAGAGTGGCAAAAGAAGGTTATGGCCCTTCAAAGTATGACAAAACTAAACCCCCTGACAACCGCAGTGAACTACTCACAATCCCTCGCTGTCGCTCTTAGGACCTCAGTTTCTGCAACTCTAAAAGGCCTGAGGGATATGGATAAAGAGTTTGCAATGAAAGCAGGTGCGATTATCAATCAAACTCTTAGAGACATTATGGTTGTGCATGGTGGTGGAGGTGCTTGGTCTTCAAACTATATGCGGGCCATCGGCTTTAAGTCTTCTGAAACTTTTCTTCGAACACTGGCAGCAAATGCGGGCAAGTATCATCTTTTTGATATGCTGGAACTTCTTAATAGAAATAAACGCGTTTCATTTGCTAGGTCGCAGATAGCCAGTTTTGGTCTCGATCCAGATAAAATCGCACTCCGAGGGCATTTTACAGAGGAAGAGCTTTTGCTTGCCGCCAAGAGACTCTCGGATGGAACTCAATTTAGGGGCGACGTCTTTGATGTGCCGCTGTTATGGGCTAGTGGTTATGGAAGACTTCTAACACAGTTTAAAACTTTTAGTTACAACCAGGCACATCTTTTATATCGACATGCTATTAAGCCAGCTGCCAGATGGATTAGAACTGGAGGTAAAGAAGGAGATATTAGACCAGCCGTTTTCTTCGCTACAGTCTATCCAGTTTTTGGTGCGGCTTATGATGTTTTGATAAATCAGATATTGCTTGGACAAGATCCGCCAGAGGATAAGTTGCAATGGTGGCTTCGAGGTATTACAACGGTTGGAGGACTTGGAATTATATCCTCTATGCTTGACTCTATGGCATATGGCGAAGAAGCGATACTTAAACATTTAGGTGGTCCGACTGTAACTGATGGAGTCATGGCAGCAAATCAGGGATACAGATTACTGACTGGACAATCAACTAATATTGAATCTGAATTAGCAAGGCGAACACCGTTTGTTGGAAGGATTTTAAGGAATAGGTATTTCTCTAAGCAGAGGGGAAGACCGAAGCGTGGGAAGCGAAGTGGCGGAAGGGAACGACGTGAAAAAAGATAAAGACTGGCTTTGTAGCCTGTTATGGTTTGTATTTATCTTCCTATGTGCCTGCACCTGTATTTTGATTCTCAAGTGTGTGCTCAAAATTTGAGCAGAAAGTTATGCACAATGAATGAGCTGGCGCTATTAAAGGTACTTATAGATTGTCTTGATGCCGGAATGAGTTTAAAAGATTTTAAGAAGTATATGGCTCAAGAATATGTCTGCTTAGCGCTTAGAGAATTCAAGAGCCATACTCGAGCTGCGGATCTTTTAAAATGTAGACGAGGAACTTTGTATTATTATGATAAGTTTGAATCCAACTAAGGACAGATTGGATTACCGAACTTGAATACGTCTATCATTAGCAAGAATAGATAACCAGTCATAAAACCAATCATAAACCAGATCATATTTTTAGTCATTGTAAAAGCTCCTTTTTGTCTTCAAGTAGTTTCAAAGCAATATCACCGTTCTCCATTCGCTGACATTCGATTACCCGCATATTTACTAAGGTCTTGATACAGACTTCAAAAGTTTCATTGTCAATATCAAGATAGAAAAACTTGAGCACTTGTGATCTTGTAACTACTTTTTGTCTAATTATAAAATTCATCATCTGCTCCATTGCATAGGCGTAGCGAGCAGCCCCTATACCAGCAAAAGCCCTTGCCATTCGTTGTTCAACTCTCTCCATTAAGTCTAACGATCTTTCAATATTGGCTTTTGTTACGATCAGATCATTGCTTTCCGAGGCCGAGAGGATCATTGAAATCTTTTTCACCAAGGTCGCCCTACGTTCGCAATAGCCAGCGAGCCGTGGATCATAGATTGGTGGGTGGCCAGCTGCTGTTTTTGCATCCTGGTATTGATACCAATCTATGTAAAACTCACGCGCTTCTTTATTAAATTGGAACTCGCCAGACATTAAAAAGATCTGCTCTAAATCTCTGATAAGGAGCTGCTCAAGCTCTACGTCAAATGTCGGTTCTGGAACGGTTTTACCTTTGTCTTCTTCAACTACCCAGATTACTCTACTTGTAAATCCACCACCAGTGGCTTCTTTAGGTAATATAGAAGGTATCCAATCTGGCGCAGTTGCACCTATCAAATTAAAGCAAAGTCCTTCTAAGAAATCAGTTCCCTGTCCCTTTGTATCATATACCCATTCGTTAGGACAGTCGTACCAGTTGCATAGATCGGCTAAGAACTTAATGTTATTTTGTCCTAAGAAAACACTAAGCTCATCTGACAAACAGGTAACAGCGCATTGAAACTTGATCAATCCAGTACTGCCATCGGAGAACTGTGAGATCGCATCTGACATACGTCTTATTAGTTTCTCCCTTGTTATTGCACCTTCGATAACTTTTACACCAACACCTTTTAGGATTGGTTTTGCAAATTCAAGCGCGGTTCCCTTCTTAGCCCTGCCAGAAGGCCCGACTAATATCACATAAAGATTTGGATGGATCGTTGACCTTCCCCATTTCATATAGACCTTGCGCTGAAGTGCTCCAGCGATTACACCAAGGCCAATCCAGATATGGTACGACTGGGGAGGTTCAGAATTCTCCGAGTACTTTAGATATGCGTTTAGCCAGTCGTCCAGTATCCGACTCAAAAGGCACCTCCTTCATTTCTCCCCAACAGTAGCCTATTTTAATTTCAGTTTCGATCCTGAACTTACGTCCGCCATACTCTAACTCCGGATCAAGATATTCGCACATTTGCGAAATCGCACCTGCAATATCAGAGTCAAGTGGAATCTGTACTAAAATAGAATCATGCACTTGCATAAGTATTTCAACCCTGTCCATTGGTGGTCTAGTATCGGCATATATCAAGATCATTCCTTCATTGATGAGATCTGCAACTGTGCTCTGTGGGAGAAATCCAAAAGCTTGTTCAAAAGCCTTTGAGCTTCTGTTACGCCAATCAATACGGTTGAGGAATCTACGCTTTCGCCCGAAACAGTTCGTGATAGTTCGATCTTTAGAAAGTTGTCGTATAATTCCATCCTGAAATCCGTTTTCAACACCGGGGTATGCCTTGTGGTATAGTGGAAGAATTCTCTTAGCTTCGTATTCTGGAATTTCCCATTCTCTTGCACATCTTCTGTATCCCATTCCATAGTTACCTCCATGATTACTCTTTTTCCCACATTGTCTTATCGTCATATTTCGAGGAAGATAACCCCCTTGCTCTCGGTGTTTGATAAGATCAGGAAATTTTTCTTGACGTACCATCTCAAGTACATCTGGATTAGTTTCATGAGAAAGTTCTGCGGCTTCAGCCTTAATAAGGTCAATGTCTGAGACTCCAGTAATAAGTTGGCCCGTTCTTGCATGAGGATCAATTCCTTTCGAGACGATTTCTATCATCCTTGCGTCTCCGGATGCGAAAGCAACAATTACCCATTCAGCTTGCTTTTTATCAAGTTCAGCCAGAATATATCCCTCGTCGGCAAATAATACTTTCTTAAACTCCTCGTTGAGGTTTTGCATATTAAGACCCGAATTAGTAATAAGCCGCTTTCCAGTAGATAGCCTACCTGTTGTCGTTCCCCTCGGATTAATCTGGCAGCGAAGTCTTCCGTCGGCATCCAACGAAACCTCCATGTACTTTTCGAGCATAGATCTAATCTTCGTAATGTCAACAACCAGCTGAGCCTCAGGTATCGGTGCACGAGTCGCTGTTCCTTTAGCAAGTTTGACCATTGCCTTCTCATCCGTAGTCGCACTTCCGCCTTTAAGATAAGGTTTAATACCCTTTCCAAGATAGAAGTATTCAGTCTTCTGTTTGGTGGACTTTACGTTGAGATGGAATCCGACTGCTTCGTCAAGTTCTGCTTGCTTTTGATCTCTTTCTTCCTCTAGTCGCGCTTTGATTTCGTTTATCTTTTCCTTATCCGCCCTGATTCCTCGATACATCATAGCTTGAATAATTGGATAAAGCCTAAGGGTTTGGTGATAAAGACCTCGATAGCCACCCTTCTCAAGCTCATCATCCAACATTTCCATAGCATGAATAGAGCAGGCTGAATCCTGGCATGAGTAGCGGTAGAAATCATCTATATCTTTTCCCATTCCTTTAAACCAGATTTTTCCTTCATCTTTATAATACGGAATTCTGGTGAAGACAGAGGTAATAAAGTCCAAGCCTTTAGGGAAGTCGGGATAGACGAGATTGCACGCGAGCATGGGATCGTCAAGCTGACCTCTAACGAGTATCCTGTTTCTGGTAAGAATAGCGTCGTTATCAAACGATATGTTTTGATTGCACTTCCGTATACCATCATCTTCGAAAATCTTAATGAGCTCATCCCAGATTTCAATCTCCTCCACCTCTGTCCAACGAGTATCAAACGGTATGGAGATAGCTCTATTAATATTGCAGGCAAGAGAGATAGCACTGATTTCTTGATTGATAATTTCAACATCGTAGTTTATCCTTTTACCCTTTCGACCTAACAAAGCGTAATCTTGAACATTCAGTATTACTTCTTGAAAGGTCGGCTGAATTATAAAGTCCTGTCTTGGATATTCTACTTCGGGGGTTTCTGCTTCATCTTTTGCTCGCCTAAGGTCAAAGATAATGTAATACCTGGCCAGGTAATCACCAGACTGGAGGGTAGCGGAAGGGTGGATCGTCGGTACAAGCTTTCTATCCCCGATATAATCTGCTCGGAGAATCGAACCACGCTGCCTGGTGATAAACTTTCTTTTGGATACGGACTCGAGAGCCGTGTTTCCCATTGGAACGATGACGTTCGATCTGACATTTTTTAGCTCCTCATAGAATTGATTTAAGAACTGCTGTGCATACACTGAGAAACCTTTATCAGCGTGCCAAAGCAGTTCTCCGTTTGGATGATAGATATCTGACTTTCCTGCCCTAATCTTTTTCTTAACCCTAAACTTAAACACATTCGTTATGTAGCATTCAGTTCTAAGTATTCCAGCGGCATGAAGGCATTGCTCAAGAATACCACCCGCTGGGCCACAGAAGGGCCGCCCTTCTCGTTCCTCCCATGATCCTGGCGCTTCGCCAACAATACAGATCTTAGCATCTTTACTGCCTTCGGCTGGAACCTCCTTCGTGAGATTAACCAGTGCCATAAAGTCCTCCTTCAATATCTTGAGAAACTCTGTATAAGAACTTCTCGCGGTATTCATTATTTAAGTCCCAACCAAAGCCCTTAAGATTTAAAGAATAGCAAGCCCTTAGATCAACTCCTGAACCTAAGAAAGGTATGATAACAATCGAACCTGGGAAAGCGAATGTATCTAGAATTTCCTGCATAAGACCAAGAGGTTTCTCAGTCGGATGGATTTTCTTCTGACTTGCCACTACTTTATAGAGGAACAAATTCGGTACGCCTCGCTTATGTAAGGCTGGATTTCCTTTCCTAAAACAAAAGAATGTCTCAGTAGCTCTGCCAAGGTATAATTCAGGCTGTTGAGATTGTCCTGGGCTTCCAATCTTTCCCCAAGTTGCAGGTATTGGGTCAACGATGAATCCAGCTGCTTGGATAGTTTGGAGAGTTTTGTAATAATGCTCTTGTCCAAACCACCAGATTCCGAAGGCATTATCTGCGAGGACTCGATAGAGTTGTTCTGCAACTTCCTTAATCTTTTTGTAGTATTCTTCTTTTGACCACTCATTGTATTGCTCCAAATTGTCTTTGTTAGTCTTAGTTTGTGCATTCATCTTCTTGATATTCTTGAGTGAGATCGCATAGGGCGGATCGACAATAGCAAACGTTGCCTGAGTTCTATCAAGATTCTTTAAGCCTTCAATTGCATCACCCAGCATGTAGTGATGTTCGGCAAACTTGAAAGAAGAAGACTTTGACTCGCGTTCATTATCGAGGAGATTCTTAATAGCTAGACTTTCAACTATCTGCTTGTATGTTTTCTTAGCTTCGTCCGCAGTTTTACAACCACGGAGCTCAGGAATAGCTCGCATCGCGTGGGATAAGGCAATCTTCTCGGCGACCCCGCCAGAACTCTTGTCGAGCAGCTCAGCAGTTTTCCGAGTTGACCATGCACTTTTATCGCCAGTCGTTTCCGAGTCTCCGTGTATTTCTTTCTTAAGTTTGTCGATCCTATCAAGCGCATCGCACTCCTCCTGCCAACTTAAATTCTTCCTCTGAATGTTTTCTTCAAGCTCAAGTGATTCAAGTTCTATTTTGGAAAGACCTTGAGGGACAATTCTACAACTGATTGAGGTAATTCCAGCTTCAATGCAAGCCTTATACCGTCTCGCCCCCCAGACCAGACGCCTGGTATTGTCTTCAACTCCAATCGGCTGGATAAGTCCGTGTTGAAGAATTGAAGCACTAAGTTCCTCAATGTCTCCATAATCACTTCGTTGTCTTGTTTCTTCATCCAGATGAATGTCATTTATATTTAGTTCCTTATACACCGTTTTCATTAGTTAATCTCCTTAAAAGCGCAGCCTGTTCTTCTGGTGTCATAGCATCGAATAAATCTTCAACTTTTTCTTTAGCCTTAACTCTTTCTTTCTTAGCCGCTTTGGCTCTTTTAGACGTCGCCTTTAAGGTCTTTCGACTTTGCCTTACTTGTCGGATAAAGTTCAATTTCTCCTGGTAAGACATAGTCGAAAACCTCTCTCCAACAAGGTCTTCAAGCTGTCTTGCCATAGTTCAATCTCCTTTACGTTGACTAACTACTTTTCCTTTTTTATCTACAACATTGACAAGTTTTGTGTGGTGCATCATACCTCCTGTTTTATGATCTACTGTTGTTATAAATATAAATGAAAATACTTCGCCATCTGGAAAGTCCGTAAGTAGTCTGGTTAAATTTTCTCTGTGTAGTTGTGTATAAACTTCTCCCATTATTGTTTCCTCCCTACACATATAACTCCGCTAGCGTCAAGGTACTTAGATGATATTGTACCAGTTATGGTTTCTCCAGTGATAGTTTCTATCTTAACAGGAATGGCATAGTAACTGCAGCTGGAGTTAGTTGATGTATAGGTAATCTCCTTTACGCTTCCTTGATTAATCTCTCTATGACTGAAGAAACCAGTTCTTATCCTAATAATACCTGGAGTTCTCATTATTCCCCCTTTATCTTTTGAAATGGATCAAAGTCGCCCTTAATGATCGCGCCTAAAATAGGAGCTCCACCAATCTCAACCCTTGTTATTGCGATCTCAACAAGCTTGCGTAGAAACGTACTTCTAACGCCGTGAGGTACTTGGTCTATAAATCTTCTATAAATATTCCTGGGAAGATTAAAACTCATTCGAGTTATATCTTCTTCCATCTCAATTTCTGGCATTTAATCACCTCCCTTAGCAAAGGTCTTCAATAGCCTTCTCCAACTCTTCGACTTTTCTCTCGAGAAGGATGTTTTGATCCAGGACTTCTTCATATCTTCTTGCAGCCGATTGAAGAATCTGGTTTTGTGTTTCAAGTTTAGCAACTAATTCAGACATTCTTGTGAGCTTACTTTCAAGTTGCGCTCTCTTGTCTTTTGCTTTTTCAATTAAGCTTTTCATCTTATCACCTCTATTAGTTGTATAAGACCTATTGTTAATAAAGTACCGAGAATAAATCCAATGATTAAGCAGCGCTGCTCATACTTTGTCATTTTTTAACTCCTCTTTTATAATCCTAAGTTCTTCTCGAATCTCATCAAGTTCTCTCTCAAGCCATAGTCTAGTGGGTGAATTGTGTGGATTATTCTCACAGTATTTCCTTACACTTGGCTCATATACAGAGCAGCCGTCGCAAATATGATCGTCATATTTTTCCATCTAATTTCTCCTTTAAAAAGGGGAGCCGAAGCTCCCCCCGTAATTCTACAGACGCAGTTTAATCTGATTAGAGATTTTACCTTCGTACTCATTTTGTGTAAGCGTGCAGGTAAATCTCGTTCCAGGTTCAATCGCCTCAGGATCAAATCCATTTGCGCCGTATTCAATACCAGCTAATTCCAAATACGATCTGATGAATCCCATCTGTGTATTAGCTTTTTCAGGATCATCTGATAGTTCCAAGAAGATATTATGAAAGACTGCCTGAGCGTTTGGATAACCGTCGATTGAATGACGAATCGAGACGCGGGGCTTCTTTCCAGGGTCTTCAATACGTTCAGCCGATTCAATAATCAGATCATACTCACCTTCCGGCAGGACTTCTTTCTCTTTATAATCACCGAGAGGTATTGAGACGAAGGTACTTGATGTTTGTGTTTCTCTTTTAGCCATTGTTTTTTCTCCTAATTAGTCGTTTTCTGTTTTGTTTTCGTTTTTGACTTCTGCTAAAATCTCCTCGAGCGCTTCCTCCAGGGCTTCATTCACGAGGTCTTTGATGTTTTTTGCCGCTGACTTTGGTGTAATCTTTGCTACTATTGCCGCAACCAAAGTCAAGATTCCATCTTCAAAAGTCATGGTTTCAGGAATCTCCTGTTCTATTCCAAGACCTTTGAGAATCTTATTCATTCGCTCTGCACGAGTTCGCCACAATTTTATCACCTCCTTTTCATCCGTACCTATTTGTCCAAAATTTGAGCACATAGTTAGTCTTTTTTCTTACCTTTCTTTTTATGCTCTCGCCACATTGAGAAACAAATCTTTGAAGCCTGTTTCTGATTCTTGGCTGTACCTTCTTTCAGTACGATTGGAATACATCTTTCGATGTAAGATTTCTGGCTTTCGCCTTTACTAGGTGTGGGCATATTCACCTCCTATTAGAAATACCTCCCAATTCCCTGACCTACTCTTGGCTTCTTCAGATCTATTGTAACATTTTCATAAAGTTTTAATCCAAAGGAGTTCTTGGCCAGCGGAAAGTCTTTAGTTGGCTGAGTGATGATTTGAAAAAGCGTTTTGTCTTTCTCTGTCTCTGCTGTACTAACCCAGCAATCAGAGCAAAGTCTGGGGATTATTCGTCTGACGTTTTTAGTTACGTCGAATTGATTTTGCACTCGTTTAGAAACATCGTCTTGGACTAAATCTGAGTGCCCTTCGAGGAAGATAATCTTGTCTGGAACTGCTAAGACCGGCTTGAACATCTGAATCAACGAGATTCCCAGGATATTATAGTCTGACAATTCAGGAACTCTGCCATACCTTCCCTGCATGTCTAACAAATAATCTAGCATGATTCCAGAAAGCATTGTTACAGAAGAAAAGCCAATGACATCATAACCCTTGAATCTATCCTTGCACTTTTCTTCAACATGCTTCTCGAAATCTGCGTATGCAACTGGGTGTCCTTTCTTCTGCGCTGTACTGACACCGGCCTTAAGCGTTGACCAGATTCCCATAAGGTCGTCGGGTGGAAAGAACTCGTAGTCAATATCTTCGCCTTTGATCGAGTCTATTCCTGCGGGATCAAAGAGATATAAGAACTTCCGCCCGGGAAGAGTGGTGAACATAGTGGTCTTGCCTGATCCAGTGGGGCCATAGACCAAGATATTCTTTTTGGTTTTCACGACTTCTCTTGCGTTTGGCATTTTTCTAGCTCCTTCATAGCGTCGTTACGAAGTTTTTCAGCTGCTTCGCTTGGTTGTCTTTTTCCTTCAGCAATGCCGAGATTGTAGGCTTCGCCTAATAACTTATTAATAGTGTTGAAAACTTCTTCCAGATCGTATCCTGGAAGCAACATTAGTTTAAGTTTTTCTTTTTCTCTACTATCTAATATTATAGCACTAATTTTTATCATTCAATCACCTCCTTTTTATTCAGACATGGCGATGATAGCTATAGCAAACAATGAAGCTATTAAAGCTATCAGTGGTATAAGTATAGCAAGATCATCTTTATTCATAAAACCTCCTTTAAATAAAATACCTGAGTTCCTCAGGACTTGGAAAAACATGATAATAAGCTGGTTCATCAGACCCGGCTCCATATTTAAGTTTTACTTCCTGTTGACAACTATGCATAAGTGCCATAATAGATATAATCATAGTTACAAGAGAAAGAATAAACGCAACGAGAATAAGCGCGAAAGGTTTCATAAAACCTCCTTCAATTCATCCTCTGAGAAGGGTTCCCATTTCTCCTCGATGAATCCTCTTGGCAAGCCCATAATACTTGGATCTGGCCAAGCAATACAAGGTTCTCGATAAAGACACTCTCTGTTGAAAGCAGTACAGGCATCGGTGTTTCTTGGAAAGCAAGCCATAAAGTTTCGGCTTTTCGAGAAGCTATTTGGAAATGTTCCTTCGTGCTTTTCAAGAAAATCTGTGTTTATTTCGATCTGATTAGTCCACTGTACTGTCTCGTATAACCACAGATTTAGAGCGTCCAACTTTCTGTCGATAGGAATAAAGCGAAAGCAATCATGAACTGTTTTGTGCACTAAAGCAGCATCGACTAATACCTGCTTGAATTCATCAGGCCACATCATATGACCTCCAAACAAATATCCGTCGATTTGAGAATTAGGTGAGAATGAATTAATCCAGATAGGTCTGAATCCACCGTCTTTTTTATACCAACTAGTTGTTTTGTGCTCCGCGACGTAGATTCGATTCTTCCAGTGAAAGACTTTATCAAGGCGACCTATATAATAGGTTGTTGCGGTGGGGCCAAGGGGAACAGCAAACGGTCTTTCGCAAGCGATCAGTTCAATTTCCGATAGAAACTGTGCACGCTGATCTTCATAGTTTTGGAACATTGCTTTAAAAGTTCCGAAGTTTCTAATCTCTTCTAATCCAAAGGCTGGATCATTGAGATTAACTCCTGCCGTTTCCATAGATTCTGCCCATGCTTGACTAGCTTTATCAGCACCATGCCCTTGCCATATTTCATCCATGCCTTTATGCCAGGCAGTTCCAGCGATAAGAGGAATCTCAACTTCTGGCGCAGTCCAGTGCCGAACGTGGCGATAATAGTATTTACGAGGACAAGATCTAAAGGTAGAAACTCTGGTGTTGTCGTAGAATCTTATTTTATTTTTCATAATACTATCTCCCTTTTAATATATTTCCCAGTGTTAGAGAACAGTAGAAGGTTTAGGCGAGAATGTCTTTTTGCGAAAAGAGCGGCTCCAACCATGCACAGAGAGTTTAATGATGTTACCAAGATCCAGTCATTGGGTTCAGAATCTTTGAGGGCCTCAGTCCACGCTCTTTTCATTCTGCCTGTGTTGAATGGCGAGAGCATTCCCTCACTTACAAATGTCAACCTCCCGTATTTGGTTGCCTCTGTATAATCATGGCCAGAGCCGCGATTAGGAATGTATACCTTCGGCATTTCTTATCTCCTTCTTATGTTCTTTTTTACTCAACTTATATCCCAAAAAAGGGGGAAAGATTTTTATCTCCTTCCCCCTTTGGGCAGGCGAAGCGGGAAGTTACTTCGCCCTTTTCATAAGTTTGCTTAACAGAGCTTTTTGCTCCGCTGGAGAGAGTTTATCCCATGCCGCTTCGGTCTTTTCGACGGCACTTTTTCCAGGCTTCGCAATCGACGGCTTCCAACTTGCCATCTTTTCAGCGATCTCACCGTCTTTCTTCCCTTCTTTGAGATCGGCACGAACGAGCGCTTGAAACCTAACCTTAGCCTGGGCCTTAAAGTTACTGAATACAACCTCTTCTCCGAAGATTTTCACTGCGTCTGCAGTATTATCTCCAAAGTTGTACTCGAGAGTAATTTTTCGGGCGTCTTTTTCACCCGAAGCGCTTGTAGTAATTTGCTCCATGTCTTTTTTTCCTTTCTTAGTTTTGGTTTAATTCGTCGCTCCTGACAGTTACTGTTTCCGGCATCACCTCCTTAAAAATGAACTTATTCACCGTTAGACTTATTAAAGCGATAATAAGTGCCATCGCTGTCAAAGCCTTCTGTATCATTGCATCACCTCCTTTTTTATTATTATATAGGCAGTCTAACATAATGCAATTCAGTTGTCAAGTATTTTTTTCACAACTTTTAATTTCTTCCCATTCCTTGAATGATTCATAAAGGCTTTCAGCAACTTCCATTAGTTTGGATTTAGTATGAAGTTCCTGTGGAACAACCGCAAAGGCAACTTCCACTGCGATTTTCCTAAGCTCATCTTGCCCCATCCATGTAAGTGCTCGATGTTTCGGATAGCGCTTTACGATTTCTTTAGACGGGAATCTTCTTAAGCCTGTCCAGGGCGGAATGTCTGAAATGACTATGGGAGGCCCTGAGTCGGAGGGCGGGTCGCCTAAGACTTTAGGTTCAGCCGCAAGAATAGCTGATTCCTGTCTTATTTCTTGCACGGCGGAACTCAAGGCCTCCCTAACTGCTTTAGGTATAATCGGCTCCGGTCTTTCTTGCCAATTATAGCTTTGAAAAAATTTAGCCGCAGTTCCTCTTACAGTCCAAGCTGGCTCATTGCCCGCTTTAGCAAGGATTTCTGCGGCTTTTGCTCTACCATCTGAAAGATCAGGTTCACCGTAGATCAGTTCCGATAAACAGGTCTTGACAACTTTAGCAACTGACATGCCATCGGTGTACTTACCGCGCATCTTTAGCCATTCTGTACATTCAGCGATTAGCTGATTATCTAGACGAACCGTTCTCAAGGCTTCTCCTATATCTACTTTGAATTTGTAGAAGATCTCCCATGCACATTTTAGTAGTCAGTCGGTTCAGGTGGCAGTCCATCTGGATCATCTTCACACCAGAGACAATCGTGATTCGAGCAGCGCATAGGGTCTTCTTCTTCTAACAAAGGACTCTTGCAATGCGGACAAAGACCTTGATCAAGACACACTGAACAAGGTTCAAAGTCTTCGAGATACCCACGCGGAAGTGCAATGCCGCGTGGAGATGGATCGTATCTTTCCCCTCGTCCGCCCCAGCCTTCGCACTTTCTGCAATAGTTTGGATGATTTAACTGAAATGCTTTCGTTTCTGCAATGTGAAGCTCTAATCGGCTTATCTCATTTTTTGAGTTCATTTTAGCCCTCCAATTTGATTAAGGTTTTAGCATCATATCGCTGTCCTTTACCAGTACCAATCCCTGTTCCGTTGACAACATGGCAAGCGGGACACATAAGTGCCCAAAATCTAAAGATCGTAGCTCCATCAACAAAGGTCTTGAATTGCTTCAAGTCTTCGCCGCACATATCACACTTTGCTGGCCAAGTGCCAAGCCATTTTCGCTCTTTTTTCATTCTTTTCTCACCTCCTTTAAGCTTTAGTGTCCGTATCATCACAGATCCATTCGTACTCTTCCACTTTTTTATATCCCTTGAATACTTTTCTACAGCCATCGCCTTCAGTTAGTCCTAATTCAACTCCAAGACTAACAAGGTTTCTCTTGTCTTCATATGTTGCGCGAAGCTCACCATTTTTTATCTTAGGTTGAGTTGTTTCAAGGTTGTGCTGCCAAAATACATCATCGAGGAAGATTATAGCATCTTTCTTTCTAATGCCATAAGTGTAGATTTTCATTTGGCGAGAAGTAATAACATAGCACCCAAAGTAATACTCAGGTGATAGCCAAGCCTTAGCTCTATCGAGAATTGGAGAAAGTGGAAAACATGTTTCCAGTTCCTCTACTTCTTCTCTGTTTTTCCGCAGTCGGTGCTGCATCATGTCTGAGTAGACAGTCATTTTCTTGTCTCCTTTTTATCCTGGCGATATGTTCAAAATTCGAGCACATCGCCAGGATTCTTTTTAGTTAGTCTTTTTGATTTCTATATTTTTCAGCCTCCGTTGCAAATATTTCCCCCAGCGTTTTGTTAAGCGTCGGAAGATGCTGCGGACTTCTTGTAATAATAGTCAAGATGTAGAGCATCAAGCCCCGGATTTTGTCTGTCTCTAATTCAACAGTAGTTTCCAGGAGATTTTTTAGATCTTTCGCTGCGGTCATAAGAAGCTCATCTCCAGTCTTATTTATAGTTACAATTCCGTCCGCAATGACTATTGTAGCCATCGCTAACAATTCTTTATCACTCTTATTCATGATTAAGCCCTCCTGTCTTATTTAATTATTTTACCTTGCCAGTATATATGGCGCCATTGCCAAAATAACCTTTAATGCTGTATGCAACTCTCCACGAGTGCGACAGTGAATGTCTACGAACTCCATCGATAGCATATATTGGTATTGTTCTAGTTGAACAATTTCTGGCCTTACGCCATACACCTTGTCGATTTTTTCCACTAAGCTTTTAGTGTCCGTAACAGTACGGAATTTATTTTTCATTCTTTTCATAATCAGTCCTCTACTGTTAGTTCTAATTCCTTCCTAATTTCGCCATTTACACGGCTGAGTGATTGTGGTAAATAGATAACTATAACTCCATCCTCAGTCTCGTACCTATCACCGCCAGACTTTCTTGCGGGTCTAACTAGCGTGAGTTTAA